CAGTCATCAAGTCACGAACGTGAATCTGACGATCGGCGGGGTCACGAATGATTCCAGGCAGACGCTGAGATGTTGCAACAGCACCAACCGAGTTAGCAGCAGAACTCAGGTCTTTAAGAATCAACTGAGTGACATCAACGGCGTCTGTACGCTTCATGCCTTTTTCAATCGCAGCTTTGTAAGCTTCTGATTCAATAAATACCTGCCCTGCTGACTTCATCTGAGCAACGACAGAACCAACACCGCCGGGGCGCTGCATGCGCTTCTCGACTTCCTGAATGCGTCCTTCGAAATCGGAAGTAACTTGGTCAAAGCTTTTTTCAGCAACACGCAAAGCTGCGGCAGTCTCATCGCTTGTTTTGCCGAGAGTTTTGATTTCATCGGACTGGCGCTCAACGAGATGCTTAACTTCGGTGTGAGCTGCGTCGAGATGAGTCTTCAGATCTTTAATATCCATTTGTAAATCCTTTGTTTGTGTCACTGAAAGTGCTTAGGGCGGCTTTCTGTGTTCTGCAGCGGCTCGGATTGAGTGCCAGCACGCAAATTATCGTGCATCGTTCTGGCTTTGTCAACAGTGTATTAATACAATCGATGTTTCGCGTAATTCGCAATACCATCGATCATTGCCTTCAGCTCATCATATTCAGCGTAATTGCCTTTAACTTTCAAAGCATCTTCTGCTGATTTCTGAATGCTTGTGCGCAAATGCTTAACAGCTGTCAGAACTGCTTCTTCGTTTGCTGCAAAAGTAACAAGCGAGAACTCCATCAACTTCACTTCAAAAATGTGACGAATCCCGTACTCATCTGTTTCAGACTTACCGTTTGGAATCGTAAAGCCAATTGAAAAGCGATCAACGACGCCGTCTTTTGCTAGCTGCAAAGCTTCGTCACCTTGCCGAGTCTTTGAAATCCTGGCTTTAACAAAAAGCCCTTTCTCATCTTCGCGCATTTCAATTGGCATGCCTATCGGCGTCGAGTGCTGATAAAGCAACTTTATCTTTCCAGCGGGAAAGCGCTCGTTAATCGACTTAGTGAAAGCGCCAGCATGAATCATGTCTTCGACTTGGTCTTTGTTGAACGTTGAAGCATAGCCTTCTACAATGCGTTCATCCATATCGACGTCTTGGTCTTGCATTTTGAAGTCTTTGAAAATAGTTATCATGTTACTCTCCATTTAATTTAGCACGTCGGCTGTACCACAGCGACAGTGTATAACGTTGCTTGCAGATGCCCTGGGGTCACCGGGGAAACGCATCGACTCACCAGTCAAAACAAACATCTCATCTAATCTCACTATTTCACCGTCAGCGGCTTTGTGCGAGAACCTGTTATTGTTAAAGTCTCGCACGCGGCCATCGTTCGCAGATATCCATTCTTTAGATAACTGCAAATCAGATGCTTCTGAGGCTGCTTGTCGACCGATGTTATAGCCCGTGTGCACCTCTGTTCTTGCTATCATCATAGCACGATATTTAGAACTAATTTCGCCTTGTTTTATCATTTTCGATGACATCTTGTCAACTGAGTCACCGTTCTTCTGCCCGAGCTGTATTATTTGACGTATTGCAAATATAGTTGTTAGGCTCAATCCAACAGCGCGTGACAATGCTTCACCAAAAATAAAAGCCCGAAATATCTCACGAAAAACAGAATGCTCGGACTTCATCTCGTACATTTGACCATGTGCACACTTTACAGCACCGAGAAGCCTTTCGGCTGCCAGGTTTCCACTTGATACCCAAGCGCGTTGCACTGTGTCGCGCATCTCATTGCCGTGCGCGTCTACTATCCCGCCCAAAAAAGAATCCGAACCGGATTTACTAAACTCCGATGCTGACTTTTTATAAACCGACATTATCTCGCTTTGGAAGTCGCCAGTAACTCTGTTTGCTACGCGATTCTGTTGCTGAATCTGAATAGCAAGCTCAGCCTTTGGTGTGTTGCCCTGCAAATATTTAGCCATTAGTACCCCAGAGCTTTTGCTACATCAGATGTATTATCTTGAACTGAGCTCTCGAATATTTCAAGAAGTTCCTGCGGATCCAAGTCCGGCATCGCGCGTTTACCCAGGGCCATCGCAGCTGGAACAGAGAGCTCTTTAACAGCGACTAATTGAGCAAGCTGGATAATTCTGTCAAAGCCAGCATCCAGGGACTGGCCGGCCGGCATTAGCCCGCCCGGGGTGTATCCTGTTTCCGCGCCAGGTATCTCATTAATGTTCAAGTTCATTTCAAGTAATCTGTTTATTTCTTTGAGCGGTATACCCAGGCCAAACAAACCAGATGCAACTGTAACTTTTTCTTGCAAAGAGTCTTGTAGTGCTGAGATGCCAGTAAAGTCAAAGCGAATTCGCACACTGCTTCCGTCTGCAAAGAAACCAGTCAGCTGTTCTGCAATGTCTGTCATCAAAGGAACTAGGGTATCACGCCAAAATATCTTTCGCGCTGTTTCAATGTTTGCAAGCGTTGCATTTTCATAAATGCCAATCAGAGGCTCAGGAACGTCTAGCACTGAACAGATTTCTGAGCGCGTCATCTTTCGGCCTTCCATAAAGTCGAGGTCAGCCATTGATTGGCTCATCTGTGAGAATGTAGCATTGGCAAGAACCCAGGGCTCCCGCGCCGAGCTTAATCCTGTATACTGCTCTCGCACTTGACGGCGTGCTTCTTCCCACTCTTCGGTTTCCACATCACCTTCCAGCGTAAAGATGCCATCAGGAATACCCCGGTTTTGCATAGTCACTTTCTGCCAGTCAGAAGCGTCGTTGTCTATGTCGATTGCTTTACCACCAGCAAGCACTGCACTCATACCTCGATAGCCACCGTCCGGATGCGTGTGTCGGATAGCAAGAATCTCGTTCGCCTGCAAGTGCTGCATCGGCAAGCCAACGGGCGTGTAAGTCCAGCCGGTGATTTCTGAGTTGTGTATTCGTGGAACTACTGTACCGATTTCCAGTGGGAAAATTTCCAGCGGCAAGACACCGCCTCGACCGCCACGAATTACGCGTGCATAGAATGCACCGGCAATGTCGAGCTGAGCAGTGATAATTTGTATAAGTTGCCCGCACGTCATGCCAGGGCAAGGCGTTTGCAAAAGTTTTAGAAGCGGACTTTGCGGATCTCTGACAAAACCGTCCGGTGTCATCTTCTGCACTATGAATGGCACTGACCCAGCCGCTTGCTGCTTCTTTCGCACGCATGCGTAAACCCAGGAACACCCTTCATAGCCTTCTTCGAGAGCTTTCCTATCTTGGTAGTTTGTCCAGTCGGAGGATGTCGACAAATTCATCATCTGTGCGCCGCTCATCATTTTCTTAACTTTGACCGGTGCGACTTTTTTCTTAAACAGATCGCCGAACATATTTATACCTCGCTATAAAGTAAAGGCCCTTTGCGGGCCCTCAACTTTTTAAGTTATTTGAGCTGCCAGTACTGCGTACCTTTTCCGCGATATTTTTCGAGATCCGTGCCCTTTGGCACAAACTCTTTTACAACTTTCGCATACGCTATGCTACCAGCGCGTGTAACGTTTGTCAGCTTTCTTCCATCAATATCAGCATTCTTTCCGCCCGACATATCTGAAAGCTCTTTTAAGATCGCTGCGCGTCGCACTTTAATGTCTGCTTCAGTGCGTGCAAGAGCATCATACTCATCAATCAAGAATCCTGCGATCTCATCAGTTATCACAGTTACAAGAGGCTGCAGATAGTCTTTGCTGAGCTTATTGTCATTGCAGATAGATATCATGGATTCGTACTGGTAAGCCAAAAGCTGCAGATGCTCAGCTATCCAGGCTTCATCGTATTTGACATGCTCCAAGCGTGTGCCAAACGGCGTGAACTGATAGAAGTCGCACCAGTTCCTGCCACTGACATACATTTGGAACTGAACTTGAGCGTAATAGTGTGGCAGATCGCCGTCGATAATGCTTTTGAATTTTGGATCTGAATCATTGCGTAAACCAAACGGGCACTTGACTTCGACTAAACCGTCTTCACCTATCAAGCCATCGGGGCTCATACCAGCCCACTCATCAAGCTTGATAAATCCGAAAGGCACAACAATGTTGTCAGTCTCAAAAGAGTAAGACAGCAAAGCTTTGGCTTCGTGATTTACGCCCCATTCCGTAGCAATGTTGCCCGTAAACTCTGACTCAGCCGCGTGGAATGCACGCACAAAGGAGCGCGTTGCTTCTTCTTTCGTCATATATGGTGCAAGGCCAAGCAGTGCGCCAGCGATTGATGCTGTGATCCTGCCGCGGCGTGCTTCAAACCATTCCGGTGTACGCTGTTCCATTTTATGTTCTCTGTTATGTTTGTGTGATGCGTGACAATCTTATCAACGCGCTATTATAGTAGTTTATCAAGCGCGTCCTATCAAGGCTTTCTTTTTCTTTACATGAATAAAGTTAAACGCACCTGAACTTGCATCTACCTGGTCATCTTTTCCGCGCTCAGTACCATCAAACGATTCCAGCTCCCGGCCATAGGAATTGTTCCAAGCAGCGCGAACGATTGTCACGTTGCCGGCTTGCACCTGGGCAGAGTACGGAAGAGCTCGGATTACTTTCTTCTTATCAGCTCGCACTGCTTTGCATCGGTAACCAGAAAGTGCTGAGATTAAGCTTTGCGCTTCTGACTTGCCGGCAGAGCCTGGGTCTTGCTCTATCCCGATCTCTACACCAGTTCCATCACGCTCTGCAGTTGCTTTTATTATCCTCACTACACCTGCGGGGCCCTGGCGGAATCTCTCAACGTGTAGCACGTATGGCCGTCCGAGTTCGCAGATACCCATAAGCACACCGACAGTCCAATCTGGATTTTTGTTGGTAGCACTTGGCTCTGTTGCTGCACGGTCCCAGTAGCGAACTTTCCTCTTAATTTTCGGTACTTCATGCGAATTACAGTAGAGAAAGTCATCAATCTTAAAGTATGTTCCAGCAGATGGCTTTATCTTCCAGTTGCCGCCTTTAAGCTGAGCTCTCTCAACAAGAGGGAGCGCATCAAGATTAGATTCGTATTCTGGATCTTTTTCCATCAAAATTTTGTTATCGGAAAGCGTTGCAGGGATAAACGTCACTGATTTTGGGCGGGTCTCTGGTCCATAAATTTCTACAAGCTCAGCACGTGAATCACCCCATATTAAATCGTCACCCTTGCGCACGAACCAACGAACAATCCCCGCGCGCGTAGCATCAGGGTAGCCATCATCACGGATCCACCAGTCTATAAAAGCGGCCACCCACGAATCCGGGTCAGGGTTGCAGGTTGCTCTGATGTAACCTTTGACACCAGATGTTGAGCGTACACGCGACAGCATGTAGAAAAATTGTCTTTCGCTGAAGTGAGTAACTTCGTCGAACATAATCAACGGAATCTGAGAGCCTTGATACTTTTGCAGATCGGTGTCAGATTGCAGGTAATTAAAAGTAACTTGCATACCCGATGGAAAAGTCCAGCTCAAAGTATCTGATGATTTTGATTTTCCGCCCAACATAGGATAAAGCAAACACGCGTCATCCCATAGCCCGCCTGGCTGTTTTATTTCAGTGTAAGTGCGTCGGAAAATTGCGCAGCGGAATGCTTTGTTATTCATGTGCCGTATCGCTTCCATCAGGATCGCGAACGTCTTTCCGCCACCAGCAGCGCCACCATAGATTACTATGTCAGCCTGCGAGCTCATAAAGGCTTCCTGCGGTCCTGGTTGTGGCTTAATGATTGGCATAAAAAAAATCCCCTGGGTTAAAGCAGGGGATTGTATCAGGTTATTATATTAAGTGCGACGTCTGCGTGACTTAGTGCCGGCACCTGCCACTGCTGTTGCACCTTTGGGCTCTGCAAAGCCTGGCTGTTCTGTCTGTTCTGGCTCAGGTTCCTGGATATGCTGTTCATGTGCATCAGGCTGCTCGATAACTGCATCTTGCTCTGATTCTGCTTCTTCCTGCTTTGCTTCTTCTACGAGCTTGCTCTTAGCT